GCCGAGCCTGTGTAACGCCAAGTGTGGGTCAAATCAGCCGGAAAATTGTCAAAATGTAGTTGCCCGTCCACATACACCCCAATACATTCGGATTTATCATCAATCGATTGAAAGTACATTTTAGTCCAAAATAGCTTGTTCGTCTTCGGGAAGTAGATCTTCAGGAATGAGATTCCCTCCCCATTCTGATTTTTCCTTGGCTGCTATGCTTGCATAGCGATAGTTTGAAGGATTTGTGGTATCTTCTGCTCTCATAATTTCCATCTCTTCGCGAAGTTCATTAACCTTTTTAATATAACTGACTGAACCGATTTTGTCAAACTCTTTATTTATAATCGCTTCTAAATAGACGGTTAGGGCTATCGGAAGTCCCTGTGTGTTGGTGAGCGATATTACTTCACCAACTATTTCATCCATTGCGGCATCTGTGAGTTCTGGCTTTTCTTCAAAAAGCCTCAAATACGTATAAAGCCGGAGAATTCTCATCGCTCCAGTGTCGCGTATCATTTCATTGACAGTGTATTCGCGTGGATAAACCTTTTTTACATGTGTTTTACCATTTCCGCAATCTTCAAATTTATCATAAGAGTACACTTTACAAGAATTATACAGCGCCAGCAACGTAGTAGCAAAGTTTTTCAGATCTATAAAATTTGGATTAGCGTAGGCTCTTCGGAAAAGAGAATCCACGCCATAATATCCATATCGCAGCGCAATTTCCTTCATCGCGTCTGATTCTAAATCTGCCACAATTCTCCAGGGTGTATTTAAGTCTACCATGAATCCATACGAATTGCAAGTGTTAATATAAAAATCCCAATTTTTGCTTTTGATGAACTTTCTTACTTTCTCGTCATCGTCCTCATATTTCAAATCAGCTATCTCTATCGCTAGTCCCGTTGACATGATCGAACAATCTCTACTCTTAATAAACCCAGGATAGGTAAAGCGCGCTGTCTGACAACTGGTTTTTAAAATCGGAATCAATAATTCAAGGAACTCTTCGAAATTTGAAAAACGCATCTGCTTGGACTTGAAAAGCCTTGCGATTTGGTCTATATAGCGTTGTCGATGATCTTGATATAATTTTTGAGGAGATATATGTGCCTTGTATACAACCAACTTGCTCAAATATGGGTCGTTTGTTGCAATTTGTGACATGGTGGCCTTTTTCTCAAACTGCCGGGACATTTCATTGAAGATGTCCGCCACAAAGTTGACTGCTCTCATTGGTGATTCGCGGCGTAGGGGGTTTTTCAAGGATTTGAGGGCGCCCTTTTTCAATACAATCGGCTGGAACGATCTCCCTACTCGACCGTAGAGCGCTTTCTCACCATAACTAAAATCAATTACGTTTTGTGGTGATTTATCTGTAACATAGGCCCAGTAATACAACCTCTTCTGGAAAAGGTCTTTTGTTGACTCCCTGTTGTTTGGTGCAAAATATTTAGACATCTGATACTCCTAATTTAAATTCCCGGAATGCCGTCCCAGAAAGGCCACCAATCAGATCCGCTGTCGTCGCCACCATTTGCTGCCTCCTCTCTTTCTGTGGCAAAGCCCTCACATTCCGGTGAAACTTGGGTTGGATCGTTCGTGCCGCTATTTTGATCGCGCAGGGATTGGCACTCGGCCGCGGCACCGTCGCGTTCAATTTGATTAACCCACTTGGCTGTAATCTTGGTGTTAGCTTTTCCGGCTCCAAATTCGTGTTCAGATCTGATAATCATATAATAGCCACCAATACCTAATTCTGTCATCGAAATCTTATCGATATTATAGCCCGGGTCAAAACCATATGGGTCAACATAGATATAGGTGCCCGGATAGGTATTTATGTTTGCATATGAGTCGATTTCAACGTCATAAACCACCCTTAATTGCCGTAGCCCATCATACCCGTCCTGCTCAAAACGGACTTCAGCGAGCCCCCTTGTTTGCGTTTTAGAGAGTGAGATATTCTTAATTAATCCTTTATCGCGCCCCAACATATAGTGGAAAATGCCGCGACCTTCATCTTCTCCTCTTTTCCCTCTCATTTTATCCAGAGGTTGTATTTGTCCAGCAAAATAAACAAAATAATTAAATTCTTGATCTGGCTCTATCATAGTTCGGGCGCCTGGGGGACCCGAAAGATTCAAAACCGGGTCAAGCTGGTGTCCTCTAATATTTTGCAATTCGTCAATGCGGGCGCGGCGCCGCGGAGCATTGGAAAGGGCTTGTTGGATTGTGGCGGCATTCCGAAGATCTATGATGTTTCCACTATTGGCTGGGGGGTAGCCGGTCTGTGCTATTTTCATCTCAAGCACGTCATAATCCGAACTCGGGGACCAACTAGTCAAAGAAGTTTGTTGCGCTCGGACTTTGTTTTTAACATTTCTGAAACATTCTCTACTATTCAAGAAATCACGAACGAACTCATTCATTATATCGTTCAAAAATTTTGTAAGAGAATAAAAGGTATCCTCTTTCTTGAGCATCTTATCTGTCATGTATTCAACAAAATACTTTACGGAAATGGGAAGATCGCCAAATGTGGCATTTGTTACCTGTGAGGAGCCACGGGAAGGGGCGTTTACGAACTCTACAGGGCCCAATACTATTCTCAATCTTTTAAAATTGGCTAGCGCGATCTCCAGTTCTTTCTTTTTCTGGCTGCGGGTTTTGTGTGTGATAGGAATGTCTGTTCCGGATGGGAGTTTGTGCTCGGTTATTGCTGTCAGCGGGCTGCCGGTGCCAGAAAGGGCTTTCAATTCGTCGTCAATATTCTTCAAAATTATATCGATTAACCTGCCAAGATAGAAATAAGCCACCGTTTCGCCTGATTGTGGCGTTGCCAACAGGGCTGCAGCAATAGCATCATTTGCCGGCTCTCCTGCTTCTGGATCGTCCGACGCTGATCCAGCCTGGGTCTCAAACGAGGCTAGTCCGCTAGTAATCGAACTCTCCAGTGCGGCTTGCGATGCGCCAAAAGAACCAGGGGCGCTGACAAGCGCTGCGACAGCCGCGGTGGCGGCGGCGTCATTGTTGAGAAGGTATCCTCTCAACTGTTCATATGGCATTGTCAGGTAGTGAATCTCGCCTGCCGCGATTAACGACGTTGTGAGGTATTCGAGTGAGGAGCGCTGATCGGCTGCTACCAAGATCTTAAAGTCCTCTTTCACTTCCGCAACAGTGTTACTGTCAGTACATTTTCGAGCCACCTCTTTTAGTGCCATAGATCTTCGGAGTCTCTCGAGTGTCACAAGGGGTTCCCCGGGTACCGAGGGCTGCTGGGATACGGCGCCGGCAAAGATATTGAAATTTTTATTATCAAAAAACTCTTCTATATACGCCAAATAGTTGATATTCATCACCACTTGTCCGGATTCGTCGAAATCAAAGTTATGCACCGTTGGGGTTAAATTGAGAGTAACAAAACTTGATTCTATAGCTGCGAGCAATTCGGCGCTGATGTGCATATTGTTTTCGGATGGTACCGCCCAGCCGACTTCGGCTCTTAATCTGAAGTTTAAGTCTGCGAGGTTTTCGTTTTGCTCATTGACATCAATTGTGTCACCGCATGACCCGGAAGGTACCGTTGTACCAGGGTGATCTCCACGACCGGTCTTAAGAGCCAGGTCTACATATTTATATTTGCGCGCGCGGCGATTCCGCGCGCCATTATCAAGTCGAATGGCGGAGCCGGCCCGCTCTCGCACAAACTCACGGAAATTAGATCCAAAGATCTTAAGATTTGCTTTGATGCTCTTCTTGATCGCGAACGGGTTGCTTCCCTCATAAGAGAACACAAAGCTTTTGATGCCTGCACCCACACCGCGAGCACCAGCATCGGCGCCGAAATTAGTTAAGTCATCCGCCGTGAAATGTGAATCAAACTTCATCTCCACTTGATAATCATCATCACCAAACTCATCATATACCACTTTATAAAGCCTTATTGAAGGCTGGAGAAGAGATAACTCGCTATTTTCAATATTGACTAGACGCTTGAGCTTTGGATTTAACGTCAGCTTGTTTAAAAAGCCATAAGCATCTCCAGAAACCAGAAGGCTCGCGTTATTTGCGGGTTGAGCAGGAGTGGGGATAGCGCCGAGCGCGGTATAAGCACCAGAGGCTACATATGGCAAGCGCTTTTTTCGAAGGGTTATGTCTTCTTTGATTTTTTGATTAATAAAAATATTAATATAATTTAAGAGAAAACACTGCTCTTTAAATAAAATGTTTCTTTTGTCGGTGGATTCTTCTATAACTGTGGCGGTTTCGGCAATGTTCTGGACTCGGAAATTGCTAATAACCCGGTTCATACCATAGATGCGTGCCGCGTCTTGAACCGGGTCGCCGGTGTTGGTGACGGGGTTTAGAGCACTAGTAAGAAGGTCTTCTACTTCTTTATCTGTTTTTGCATCTTTAGCAAAAGCTTTGACTTGACAACCTATAGTCGCTGCTAGGCGCTCGACAACATTGGCATACGCACCCGCAAAAGCGGTTATTTTTGCCGCGAAATCGGCATCGAAAGTCTCAAACAGTTCCGCGGCGGCTTGCAAGTTTTCAGTACCAATTTTAGAGGCGCCTAACAAAATACCATAAAAGCCGGCTTCGGGCGATTGATCAATTCCAAGTTCGTCACTGACTGTTTTCCACCGGCCAAGAGATCTGGAAAAGCCAAGATCTACAGTCTCTCGGGTTCCTACTCGGAAAACCAGCGGAGCGATAGCGTAAACGGTATTTTCGTAAGGCGAGTTATCTCCCCTCTCTTCATAGGTCTCGTATGAGGGAGCATCTTCTAACACCGCCATGGCGCGGCTAATATTAGATAGCCCACTAGCAATTGCGGTCGCCCAGCCTATTGGATAATCGGCAGGTGTTTCGGTAGTAGGCGTGGTGTTCCGGACTGTGCCGGGGGTAAATGACTCTTGCGAGGAGCCGGGTGAATATCTGGTATTAGTGTTATAGCCAGCGGGATCTGAAGTCCACAGTCCGGGATAATTCGGATATGGGAGCAATGCATTGTCGGTGGGGACGACATCTATCATATAAGGTTTTAGTGCGGATGCTCTCGCGGCATCGAGTGCCGCGGTGTCTTCGACGCTAGCGCTGCCGGCGGCCATGGCATCTACAGCAGCTTTGTTGTCTCTTTCGTCGTGGATAGACGCCGGGGGTTCCATGTTGAGATAGCGGGTACCTTCTCCGCGGGGGAACTCTTCGGTGATGGTTGCCGAGAAATCTGTTCCGAAATTGTCCGAGGCAAACTGCAACAGGCTGGCATATCCTGTGTTGAGGGCGATTCTGGTGCTGGGGATACTGTCTAGGCACTCACGGAGACTTGCGGCATTCTCTAAATATTCTGCTTGGATAGCTGGGGCAGATGATGAAAGTGCCTCATATTGTCCCCACGTCAGATCGAGGGCGCTGACTGTGTAATACTTTTCTCGCCCTTCTGTCCAATATTGATCGTCGGATCCCAACAAAACGTTCGCAGCGAATTCAGCACTTGCGATCTGCGAGCTAACGTCGGCTTCGAGCCTGCCTTCATGTACAACGGAGAACCAGTTCTCTTCATCCGCGTTGTTCACCCGGGTGGTTCGCAGGTGCGTTGCCATTCGCTCTTGAGCGCCGGATGTATATGCAGCTTCGAGGGCGATCGCTTGCGCGACAGAACCCTCATCGGCATTTAGAATGGCCGCGATTTCATCCTGGGTCACCTCTCCAAGTTGAGCATTGGCGCGCGTTGTTGCTTCCGCGTTTAGCCCTTCGTCATTAATCGGCATACTAGTAGCTCCTCAAGAGCACCAATGCTTCTTGCAGATCGAGCGGAATCGCGAGCATGTCGCCCTTGCGCACCGTCACTTCTGTGGGATATCCATTGTACCATGCGATTACCCACCAATACTCTGGTTGTCCATAATATTGTGCTGCTAGTTTGTAAAACCTGTCTCCAAATGTCCATAGATGCTTGGTGGTTTTGAGGCGCGTGCGTTCGGCTACGGTTGGATTGTGGAGAATCGGCGTGCCATAGTGAACTATATTGCTCTTAACCTGGCGACCTTCACGCAGGAACTCGTAAAAGTCGATATTGTTGTTTATAATTGGTGTAAATTTATATCTTGGCATTTTTTAGGTCCTAGAAAAACTCACTCGGATCGGCGCCTGAATCGTTTAAGAGTTGGGTGAAATTTTGGCGCACGTCTACCGCCACATCGCCGGCATCTCTGGCTTCGAAGTGTGCAGTCTCTAATTCCTCTCCGGTCATCTGCCCAGCGCCAGACAATCTTCCAAAAGCCGTCATGTATTCTGCTTCAGCCTCCAGCAGCGCAGCATAGGAGGTGCGGATTGCCGTCTCGCTTGATGCTGCGATACTTTGGCTTCTTATCCATGCTTGGTTCACGGAGAGGCGAGTCTCGAGATCGAAAAACAAACCTTCCGGGCCATCCTTCACATAATAAGGAAAGGCGGTCTCTTCGCCGGTGGTGGATCCTCCACCAAATGTCCAAGCGCCGGAAGATGTGTCTTTTGTCCAACCCAGCATGTGTTCGTGAACAACCGAAAAGTCCATTTGAACCTCGATAGCTTTAGGGACGATGTTGTTGGTGGTGGTGCCGGGGGTGCCTAATTCTAAAACGCCTATATCTGGGTTCTCCATATTATGAGCAACACTTACATTCTTAATAATCCCAAGAAGACCGGTGCCGGGGACTGCTGTGGCGGCGGCGCTGGCTTTGACGCCTCCGCTCGCCGCGACTGCCGCTGCAGCGGGGGTGCCGGTGCTTTGTTGAGTATTTGTGGTCCGGAGATCTTTCAGGTCCGCGGGTGTCGCGCTTTTGCGAACCATGTTCGACATTTGAAGGCGAATGAGCGGCGATTGATTGATTGTTTGGGCTTCGTTTGGTTCCATGTAAGTTGGATAGAGCATCTGTAAGAAGCTTTGCAGTCTTACTAGGTTTTCCACCGCTTCGCCTTCGGTGGCGGCCACTATCTTCCAGGACAGCGAGATGCTGCGAGATGTCTGCTTAAACATGTGAATTGGGTCAGCACGACCATAAACAGACTCACTACTCCAATCGCTATTGTAAGATTCGTTAAAAGCCATCAAAAATGCCTTAAATCTGACACCATTCCCTGTAGGTACGTGAACCAAGTCGATTGTTAAGCCGCGATTAGCAAGAGAATCGGAGCCATCGACATAATAATTGGTCATAGTTGCCGCGGCTTGAGCCGGGAGCGTTACAGTCTTATTGCCTAATCTGATCTGTGTGCCGAGTGCGCGCTCGCCGGCGCCGGTTGCTCCGCCGGCTTGGCGAGATTCAGTGCGCGCAATGGCCTTGTTATCATAACGACCTACGTCAAAAGCAGCAGCTTTTCCTCTTTTATATGCCATTTATCTATCTCCCTCGGATGGGGGATCCCCTTCCTTGAGACTGGGCATTAGCTGCCGCGCCTCGATTGTCATCTGTTATTCTAATTACTTCGTTCTTAAACATATCATTGTCAAATTTGATATTTACTGTATGCTCCGAAGATCCGCCGCCTGCTGCCGCCATGGCTGGCGCTACTCTCGCAGATCCTCCGCCGGCTCCAACAAGAGCACGAGCGGCGTTAGTTGCTACCGCAGTGCTCTTCATTGTCATAGTGAGCGCCAATGCCTTGGAGGTTGGTATATCGTCCATTGCTTTGGCAACTCCCTTGATCGCCTTGGTCAATGCTTGTATCTTCCTTACTTCGACTGAAGCCAGACTCTCGCTAAAAGTAGCAATTGCTTCAAGATCCTTGGTTGCGATAAACTTGAGTGAAAAGGCTAATGCGCCTAGCCCTAATGCCATAGCACCGAAGCCAATGCCGGCAGCAATACCAGCACCTGTATATCCGAATATCCCGGCGGCGACCATAATCCCAAGAAGCTGCAGCGTTTTTGGTACAGTCATTACTTCAAACATCAAAGCCATTCCGGCTCCCATCAGTCCAAATCCTGCTGCAGCCACTCCAATTGATGCGATTACTAGTGCAATTGCGCCGGCTATGAGAGCTAAAGGAGGTGCTACTGCCCAGAGGCCTTTTCCCAGAGCCATTAGCCCAGGTTGGGCGCCTTGTCCACCTCTGGCAACTGCCCAGAGAGAAGCCGCAAATCCAAACATAGCCACAACGAGTTTAGAGGGTGATTTTATCATCAGATAGGTGACCAGGGCTCCGACCGCAAGACCTAAGAGTCCAAGCCCCATGCTGGCGCGTTTTCCGGAGACACCTACCATATTTTGTGATTGCGCTAGCGCGAGATCTGCAGCCGTGGCCTGGGCCTTAGTTATGTTACCCAGAGCCATTTGATTTTGTATGATCAACATTTGGGCACTTACTCTTGCTGCAGCGGCTTGTTGCATACCCAATGCGAAAGTGAAACCCATAGTGCCGAGTTTTAATGCGCCATAGGCCACGGCAATGCCTTTTACTACGCCTTTGTTCTTAAGAAGCCACTTTGTAATCGCATTGAGTTTCTCGGCTAGCCCAATAAACGCATCCGCATTGTCCTGAAGTATTGCTTGAAAAGCTTCCATGATATTCATTGATGCCTGTGCTCTTTCTTGCATCTCAACATAACTCTCTGCGCTTTCGTTTGAAGAACCAGACATCAAGTCCATGCGCCCAGACATCATAAGCGCTAAATCGCCCACATCGCTAAGTCCCAGAGAATCAGCATAAAATTGCTTCTGATAATAAGACATCTCATCGAATGAGAGTCCGGCGTTCTCTAATGATTCTCTAATCATATTGAAACGTTCGGCGGGATCGGTAGCCATCATCATGTCCATGGCATTCACGAAGTTTCCGCCTAATGCAGCGTTAAGCTTGCCTGTCATTTCTGCGGCGCCTTCAAATGTGTCAAACTTGTTGGCGAGTGCTAATACTTTCTCCATCTCAAATCCAGTGAGCCTGGAGATGCGAGCGACGTCTTTAAATGCCCTTACACCGGTGTCTCCAAATTTGGCAAACTGATTGGCCATGGAACCAAACTGGGCGGCAAGCTGTCCTGGCGCGTAGCCGAGGGCTTTGGCGGTCGATAACAACTCTCTTGAGACGCGATCTGCGCCGCGGGCGCTTTCACCGAAGAATTTCATCGATGCGTGCATTCCTCTTGATAGATCATCAAAAGCCGCCCCTTGTTCTTGGGCGAGAGCCGCAGTATCAGTGAGCATCTTTTGTTCTTGTCGCGACAGTAATACAAAATTGCTCATACTTGTTGCTAGCGCGGTGTGGGCTGCGGTTACTTCTTCTACAGAAACACCATACTCGTTCATGTCCCTCGTCTGCTGAACAAGCATGTCGTTATAACTTTCGTGAAACTGGAATTGACGCTGGAAAGCTTTCGTGGCTTTATCCACCGAGAAGATCATGTCTTTGATGGTGCCTATGAACTTATTAAATCCCGTATCGAGGAGTTTCATCCCCTGCTTTGAGGCGGCGTTTATTGCCATTTGAGTGGAGAGCCCTTCCTTCCACGCAATGCCGAGCTTTTTGGCTAATTTGTGAGTTTTATCGCTAAGGACAACTTGTTGGGCAGATTCGGTATTTATCTCCCGGACCACTTCTAGGGTAGCCTTTATCGCCACCTCTTGTTGCATGCTATCGTGAAGCTGCTCTCGAATAGCCGCGACGGCTTCTTCGTCAGCGTCGGCGATCGCGAGCTTCTTCTTGAGCATGTTTTGCAACTGCTGGCGCTGGTTACCTAAAATCTCAAGCTCTATTTCGGCGGTTTGGGCGCGGGCGTCGTCGAAAACTTTGATTTTCTTGAGATTTTCGAGATAACCCTCTAGCTTCTTGTTTTGTTCTTCAAGCTGCTCTGTCGTTTTTGTGACAGTGCCTTTGCGCTCTTCAAGGATCTTGTTCATTTTATCGGCGGTGGAGAGGTTCTCCTTCTCCAACTCGTTGAGTCTTTGTTTCTCTTTGGGCGTTAGTTCTTTTGCCATACAGGTATCCTCGCTTTTGGATTATACAATAAATAGTAGAATAAAAAAAAGACAAAGCCCAAGCTCTGTCTTATTTCTATGGATTATTGGTTCCGGGGGGTCCCATGGGATTGTTATATGGGGTGAGGGTCTGCGAATTGGAACCTCCGCCCCCCTTAGATGCGCCGTCAATTACAGCCTGCTCTCTTTCAAGCTGCTGCACTAGCCGATCGACAAACCATGTACGAAGCCCGACTGGTAAATTGTAGGCTTCACTAAATGACCAACCTCCTGAATATTTCAAAAAGAAGAACTGCTCATATACATTCTCCATGTAATCAGCGGTCAGGCCAAAAAAAGTCCGCGCCGAGCGGTACCTCCATTTCCTGTTCATAACCACAGTCGTTACACGTAAATTCTTGCTCCATTTCGATATCCGGCATACAAAGCCTATATACAATTCTTAAATGGCGCGCGTCGATTGACGGCATGTTGTTGACCAACGTGTTGATTGTTTGACCATTCTCATCACCATTAACCGCAACTATCATCTGGCGCAATTGAGTGGTGACTGTGTTTTCTTCTCGGTTCTTCTTACGTGCTGCTTCTATCTGGGATAGAAGATTTCTCTCGTCTGCACCGCAAAGAAGTTTGAAAGTCGTATCGACACCGAGTCGAGGAAGCCTGGTGGTGTATGTTTTATCTTCTTCGTTGAAGCGTACATCTAATCCACCAAACTGACCGTGGGTTTTGGGTGTAAGCTCATGCAAATAAAACGTGTGCTCGCTTGACACGCTGCATTGGGGGCAGCTTACTTTTGTTGTGTACTCGCTCCCATAGCCAGAGATGCGCGTAGCAACTAAAACAGCATTTCTGTCGCCTACTAATAAAGAATTAGGATTAATGCGCTTATCAACGACAATACTCGCCAATACTCGTTCAAGGGCAATGCCCTTCTTAAGTAATGCTCGGGAAGTAAGCATGTCTTCCTCTTTCGCGGTCATATGCTTAATCTCGATGGTCTCTTGATTGTGCAGCGGATGACCTTCGGGATAGAATAACCCTTTCGATGGTAGTTCCACAAACTCTGTGGGAACAACGAACGAAAAGGATTCTGCTTGCGGCTGCGCAAGCTGATTGGGAGGCGAGGAGTCTTGCGGGGAACCGCCTCCAAGCCTATCTTGATTTCTTGACAAATAACACCTCTCTTGTTGTTATTAAACGTTAAACATTTCTTTTTCGTTCTTGGCTACGGTTGCGATCGAGCCTTCTCCGGTGACTTCAAGGCGTGCCCAATCATATTTAAGAGTGACACTAAGTTCCGTCAAAGCATCTTCTCCATATGTAAGGTCGCCGAACTTAAGCTCTGTGATAAATGCATTCCACAGAGTCCATTTTTCTAATTCATTACCATCAGCATCGACTTGAGTAACTATTACACTACCCAAAGCATTTGCTGCCCGGGCCTTTGAAATTGAAGTCAAATCGTTGGCGTTAGCGGGTGGTGAATAACCAGCAGCCTCCACAATAGACGCCAAAGTGCCAGCCATATCTGGCTTGGTAGGGTCTACCAACGTGATTGTAACATCGTTCCATGTAACAGAACCAGGGTAGTAAAAAGTATGATTAAGATACTTGTGCTCTGCTGCGCTAATCGCAAAAGAAGGCTTTGAAGCTGTCTTTGCGTACCACGCGATTGAAGTGCCCGAGTTCGCGCCCGAATCAAGGCCAGTAAATTCGACCTTAAACCTAAATGCTCTTTTGGGCTCTAATAGTGCGCCCTCGGCGAAATTGTTGGACCAGAATGCCATACTGTGTTACTCCTTATAGTTGTAAATAGTGCTGTTATCTTTTTTTAGTCTTCAAAAGATGCACCCGAAGATGCGATCACGAAATCAATCGCGATATACTCGATTGCTCGAGCGGGTTTAATCATAATCTTGGCATACATGATGTTCTGATCAATAAGGTCAGGGGTTGTGGTTGACTCATCAAGAATCAACTTGTAGTCTGTGATACCATATTGGACCTTAACATTTGCCAAGAAGGGTTCGATAAGTGATTTGAAGCGGTTCCATGTAGATTGGACGTTCTGGTCAAAC